TTATTGGGGTGTTTACCTAATTGTGATGTGAAATATGTATTATCGGCCCATACATTTTTTCTATTCGTCTCAATTAAAAAATCTCTAAATGTTTTATTTGTGAATCCCCAATAATGTTGTTGGTTTATTAGGTTTGTTTTATCTATCTCAGGATTGATTGGATTTTTTATTAACAAATCAAAAGCATCACAAAACATATATCTTACTCCCATCTCATTGAACATGTGTTGTAAGTAAAAAATATAATTTTGATTTACGATATTATAATATGTGTCATTATAAAGATTTGTTAAGTAGTATTCTTTATAACTCAAATTGGCTCTATCAAATATTAAATTATTTTCTAATATTTTACTAAAAATTGGTGTGTAAATGTATTTCTTACTTTTATATCTTTCACCCCAAAAATGCCATTCTCCTCTTGGGAAAAATGGAACATCATCCCTTAAAAAGGATGACCACATTACAACAACAAAATCACCTCGATTGATTTGATTGGATTTTAAACAATGTGAGACGGTCTCAAATATCATATTATTTGAGGATCCCCCAGCACCATTGTTTACGAATTCAACATTTAAATTTTCAGAAAGATATTTTGGCCAACAGAATTCGTGTCTTATCTTGGTTTTTTCTTCCAAGGTGTCACACTCCGATTCTTTACTTAAATCTCCCCCAACACCTTCAGTCCAACTGTCTCCAAAAGTAAACAATTTCATTACGCATTATTGCAAGTGTTTTGCTTTTATTGCGTTAACTACTGATTGTATTGCTGTAGATACTTTTGCTTTAAGTACACTTGATACAGGAGAAACTGTAACTTTAATTACCGTATTTGGTCTTTCTATTCTAACGTTTGACATAATATAAAATTTTATAATTTAAATGGTTGAAATCCACAACCTGGACAATAGTTTGAGAAACAGAAATATCCACAATAATGCCACGGACACCAACAACCATTATGCATCAAACTAAAAATACCTTCACCTAAATCTACTAAGAATAAATCCGATGGTTCAAAATCTAAACCATAAATTGTCATGTTGGCATGTTCCATTTGTAAATTGGTGATTTCTAATGTGGTTAATTCCTGTGTATTAGAGTCAGTAATTACCAATTTGTCACCAATATATAACTTATTTACTTTTTCAAATCTTGTTGACAAGGAACCCGATTCTTCTATATAATATGTACAACCTGGTGCATCGACCCAACTTTTACCATCTGCTGTAGTAATTCTTATATAAATCGTATCTATGTTAGCAGAATATACTTGGTTCAAGGATGAACTCATTTGTTGGAGAGTGTCATTACTTTGAACTAAACTACCACTCCACCCTATAACGTTTATTTTACCCTCTTCAAAATTCGCTGCGTGATTATCATTGTAATCCACAAAATCGATTGAACGGATATAATCACCTAATTGTAGAGTATTTATTTCTCTCAATGATCCTGTATAATCTAAAATCATCGAATCACTTTCAGCATGATAGTTTTCAACTTTTGGTTTAGTGATTTCTTTGGTTATATATTTGAATCTACTTTTTTTGTTTAATTTAATATTATTATCTGTAGAAAATTCATTCGCCGCGAATGATACCGGAATAATTGCAGATTGTTTGTATGCACCTAAACTTATAACATCTAAATTAGGGCCATATATTATATCAATCCCTCTAATAATTGAGTATTTGTTATCTACTAAATTATCCTCTGAATAGATAAATTCCTGTAACAAGTAGTTAGAAGGAGTATTAGATTTTAAATTGTTTACATCCGACTCGTTTGACGCAATATATAATTCAGGATATAATTCAGAATCGTAATTAGGGATTCTGGACTTAATTAATAGGTTTGGGTGTTGTGTGTCAAAAGATACATTATCAATGGTATCCATTGATAAATTATTCGAACTAAAATATGTTTTTGGAATATACGTACTACCACTCATTAAGTCAAAAAATCCAAATTTATCAGCACAATAGGTGTCATCCACAAGTGCGGTTGTGTCGAAAGCCTGTCTTAATATGAACTTATTTTGTCCATCTTCTATAAACGGTACTGTTATTGAACCTCTAGGTACAACATATTCGTTAAAAGTGATGTTATTTTCAGAACACCTATCTTGTAATATTTTTTTAAATCTATATGGTTCACTTATAGGGAGGTGAGAATCTGATTCTGTATATATAAAGTGAAATTCGGTGATATTGTTGTCCACTAAAACCTGAAAAAGAGGATTATAGTCCAAAATTTCAGCCCCTTCATTGTATATTGTGGTATTAGTGTTTATTTCAATAATTTTTACATCACCATTAAATTCTAATAAATCACTACCAATTATCGTTGCTTTCATATTTTTCGAATAATTTATGTTTATTTATAAATATAGAGAAATCAATTAAATAATTGAACCCTCTTTTTTCTTTTCTACCCTAATTTTATGTTGTGAATCTACCCCTTCCCATTTTTCCAACGGACATGGGTTATATATACGAGAAAATATCTTCTTATTTAGAGGACAACCACATTTTCCACAATAAAGAGACCAATTATTTTTCTTTATTAGTTCTTTTCTGAACTCACAGGTTGAACATATATTCAATCTCTTTTCTGCTAATATTTTCTCGTCTTCGGATGGGTTAAATGATATAATCCACGACTCAAATATTTCCTTAAAATTAAGGTCAAAAATCATAATATTGTTGATTGTTTTTTGGGTAAATCGTAATAATCAAAAACTTGATTGTATTTTTCAATAAATAGGTCATCCAATATAATATTACATTCCATGTAGTTACTTGAATTGGCACTCTCCATTTTAAATGGTCTACCCAGTTTATCTGAAATCCAGTTTTCTAATCCCCCAAATTCACCAAAATTAAACCAAATTATGTCTTTTACGTGGTTATGATAAAAAGATGTAGGTGTTAGTAAAATATCAAGTACATTAACAATATAATTATTCCTATTTTCTTGGTTTAATGACATTATTGAATTGTCTTTCATTTTATAGTCATTATCCAATATTACCTTCTTATCGATTAATTTGTTTTTTAATAAATAATCGTTGATGATTTCATACCTACCTGATTGGGTAACTGTATCTTTTGTGGTAAAAAAGAACAAATCATTTACATTTATATTCTTAAAATGATTATATATCTCATTTTCCCCTATTCTTTTAAAATCAAATAGAATGTGTTTATAAAGTGAATAGAACCTTTTATGTCTATCTCTTTTTATTGATATGATTGGTAAATCTTTTCCATACTTAATTATTTGTTCATTAATGGGTTCATGTCCGTGTGCTATATAATTCATTAAATCACTCTTATCTACAGATTTGAAATCAATATTTGCGTTATGATTTTTCCAACCATTAAATAAATGACTTACATTTATATTTTGTAAAAGACAAGAGTAATAGAATGCGGTGGACGCACATCTTGGTAATGAGATAAAAATGAACTTATTTTCAACTAACATATTATAATAAACTTTTTTCTTTTTTTATCATTTCGAATCCCACATTTCCCGCCATAACAACTCTATCAACATCTGATTGAGGGGCGTTCATAGGTGCGTGAGGCATCCAAGCTTCCATTATTATTAAGTCATCAATTTCAGGTAAAATCCAATATTCCTTATCATCTTTACCTTTAAAATATAAAACACCATCATCTCCATTCAGTACATCTGGCATTTGTATATAATAAACATATGTGTAATGTGGTACAAATGATTCGGTAGATTTACTTATTTCTGTGTGTACGTGGTATTTTTCTGCTTTGTCATGAAATTGTGGTTGTTTAGGATTTTTTGATCTAACAACATTTACCCATGATTCTGTGTTTATTTTATTATACGGAGTATTTGGTCCTTGGGACCATAGTTCTTTACATTTTTCCATACCGAGGTTACACACCAAGTCCAACTTATTCTCTACTTTAAATTCTCCATCAAAATCTTGATTTTCAGTCCATTCTCTTTTGTAACCAAAACCATCATATGGACTAAGTCCATTAAAATTTTTAACATAATCAAGAGCCTCTTTAACAATAATTTCATTATCACTCAGTAAGTTCAATTTTGCTTTCCAAATAAATGTGTTATCATCAAAAAATAACTTTTCCATAAAATCAAATTAAATTTTTTTCTAAATTCTTTTTATTTTTTTTATAAACAATATGGTAGTTACTTACCATAAATGTTAATTCGTTTTCCGATGTTTCTACTAAACCGAGTTCTTTAACTAATTCTTCATTAGTACGAGGTATTAACATGTTTTTATCATCAAGTATTTTTTTCAATTTATCTGGTATCGGTGAATTATAGGAATCTTTCCAAAAATCAGTATCAAACTTTTCATTCAGATAATGATATCTAACAAAAATCATATTTTGTTCATATATTTCTTCACACCACTTGTTGAAACCATCTTTATGATTTGAATTAAAATCTATATCTATTAATCTTTTGAGTTGCATAATGGTTGACATTAATCCGGTGGCTTCCAATGGTTCTAAAAATCCATATGATAACCCTACCGCAATCCTATTACCAATCCAACTTCTTCTAAATCTACCGGGATTATATTCAAAAACTTTTTGTATTTTAATTTCGTGATTCAAATATTCTTCAACTTCTTTTTTTGCGTCCTCAACCGAAATGTATTTGTCACAAAACGAATAACCACAACCAATTCTATGTTGTAATTCTATTTTCCACAACCATCCACAACTTAATGCAATTATATCAGTTTTAATTTTGTCTGTTATTTTAATTTCTTTTTCTTGTGGTAGAAAAAAACCAAAAGATTTGTTTAATAACAAATATTTTGAGTAATCAACCCATTCTTCTTTGTGAAATTTTTCTGTTGTAAGTCTAGCGAATCCACTACAATCAAAAACAGTATCTATGTCTTTTATTGAATCTCCATTTGTTAATGATATTTGAGTTACATTATCATTTTCAATTTTTAAATCATTAACTTCACTGTTTAAATGAAAAACCCCTCTCTCCAATGATATTTTTTTAAAATACTTGGCAACTTTTTGAGCATCGAAATGATATGCGTACTTATGTTTAAGTAATGGTACATATTCCCCACCAAAATAATGCTCAACTTCGGCATCATCGGACAACCAATTCTTAAGATGTAAACCACTTTTTACAGTTGCACCTGTTTCATAAAAAAATTCTTCGTCATTTATTCCCAATAAATCGAGCATTTTTCCAAAGTTAGGTGTACCCCCTTCTCCCGCTCCTAAAATTCCAATTTTTTCACTTTCTATTAGTGTTACTTTTGTATTTTCCCAAAATTTGTTTACAACTAAAGCGGTCATCCATCCTGAAGCTCCACCGCCAATTATTATTATATTTTTCATATTAAATTAGTTTTTTTTATTGAGGATGGCCATACATTTATTGAATATCTTTTACCACTTGTTATTGGTTCTACTGAATGAGTAATATTAGAATCAAAAATAAAAGCACTACCTTTTATTTTTGGTACATTATATTCAATACCATCTATTATATATTTAACAAAACCAGCTTCATAATCATCATTTAATTGAATAATAAAGGTGAGTGTTGCACCTACCATAATCTCATGTCTGTCTTCGTGCCATTCCAAAAAATCGTCTTTTGAGTAACGATTAAATGAATATTTTGGAACTCTAATATATTCAATCGAATTAAATGGTTTTAAATCGTTACATGTGTCTATTATTTTTTTTGTATGTTTTTCTAATATGGGGTCTAATAAAATTTCATCAACAAAGTAACAACCCATTCTTTTATTACCCTTATATTCCAAATCCATGTCCACTAATTTCCCGTTAACTATTTTAGATGATTTCATTTGTATCAATGACATCGACTCACCCAAATTTATTAGGTAATTACAATCATCTTCAGTTATAAAATTTTCAATTAATTTAGTGTACATAATTAAATTAAACTTTTAACTTGGGTTTCAATTTTTTCTAATCCAACCCAATTGACTAACGAATATCTTGTACCATCGATAATAGGTGTTATTCTATGTAATCTACTTGATGGGAATAAAAATAAATTTCCGAGACCTTTTTCTAATTTAACGGTATTCTTATCTTCAACAATTTCAAAATCACCACCAACATATTCATTATTTAATTGAATGATGGTAGAATAAAATCTTTCGTTATAGATTTCTGTTGATGAATCGATATGCCAATTATAGTATCCACCAATTTCATATTGAGTGAATTGAAATCTACTTAAATTGGTTACAGTGTGTCCGTTAATAAGTAATTTAATTTTAAGAATTTTTTTTAATTTTTCATTTAGAAAATCCAAATCGTCGATTCCTGCAACATTAGATTTTCTCACATCTTTTGACCCCCCATAAACATCTGCAGGTTTTAACTTTAATTCCGTTAGGCATTTGTTTAGTATGAATTCACATTCTTCTTTAGATAAAAAATTTTTTATAGTAAAAATTTTATTCATTTTTTCCTATTCCATATTTACTAAATCTATACCACACTCTTTCGTGTAGAAAATAGATAATTGGTTTTAAAACTATTTCACCTAAACCAACCATACTAGCCCATTTAAGTGGTAATCCAGCTGAAACTGTTAATAAAATTGTTGTAATTGTACCCACAATTCTGTAGGTTATACTTTTTGCAATATGTCTTTTAATTAGTGGCATTATATTAAGGTTAACTTATTTATATTATAATACATTCTTCTCCCATCCAATTAACTTGTTGGGGATTACATGTTATGTGCCATTTTTCACCGACACCCTCAATCATATCTCTAGTGGTATAACTCATACAATTAATAACAACATTAGATGCATGATATTCAACACCATCAATCATTACTCTCCATTGAAGTTTGTCTTCTAATTTTGCATCTGTTTTATATCTAATTTTTACTACCATCTGAATTTATCTCTCCTTTCCTAATTTTGGTTCCGCTTATTTCTGCAATTTCTTGTGGTGGTTCATGATAAATCACTTCATATCCAACACCTCTACCATAATTTACCGATTCAATATCAGGTATAATACTGATAAAAATTTTATTAGAATTTTCAACAAAGAAGGGTTCTTGTGATAATTCCATTAAAATATCATGAGCCTTCTTAGGATTATTCTCATCCTGTGGTACATCTCTAATTGCCACCCATACATTTTTTCCTTTATCCAATTGTTGGCGGATTAACCATTCGTGGCCTTTATGCCAATTTTGCCATCTTCCGATGTATAATGCATATTTTTTCATAAATCTATAAATTTAATTAAATCGATGAAGGATTCGTCATCTCGTTTGTTAGTGGTATTAATATCTACAAAATTTTCTGTTGGGGGTTCGTAGTTTGTGACATGAAAGGTTTCTCTCCCTCTAATCTCTGTTGTGTGAACATAAATCTCAATTACGTTATTCATTTTTTTGAATTCGTCTCTTTGATCTTTATATGGAGAAACCAAGGATACTACAACCGAATAACCCTTTTCATTCATAAAACGAGCAATATCTTGTGCTCTTTCTATGTTTCGTCTTCTACCTGTTTCTGAATAATCTTTATTTTGAAAGATGTCTCTTAAGT